GTTAGAGAATAACGGTACTGTATTCAGTGTGATCAGTAGGCTTTCAAATTCAATGGCTGGATTACCAATTCAGTTAATGAAATCTGGTGAAAATCAGACGAGCAATGTTTCGCGAGTTATTGACAATCCGAACTTCAACATTACTGGATTCGAATTAATCAGTAAATTGGAAACAGACAGAAACACTTACGGCAATGGCTATGCTTTGATTCGAAGGGATAAATATCTCACACCAATCGAAATATGGCCAGTCAGTCCATTGCGTGTGTCGCCTAAGATTGATACTGAAACAGGAAAGCTGTTTTATGCCATATCTGGTGACCATGGCATGGTAATCGCCGATTCAGATGATGTGATTCATGTCAAACACGTTACAGGAGCTGCTAGGTATATCGGTATTAGTCCATTAGATGTTTTAAAGGGTACGCTTGGTTATGATGAAATCGTTACCAAGTATGCCGTTGATCAGATGACTAAAGTCGATAGCTTCAAAATTTCTTATCAAGCCAATGTTTCCGATGATAAGAAGCAAGCTGTTTATGATTCCATTGAGATGTTTATCGCCAATAACGGTGGTGGATTATTCGAAGAGCCGGGTGTCGAAATCAATGAGATTAAACGTGATGTTACAACTACGGCGGTTAAAGAAAATGATGAAATTACCAGAAAACGTATCGCCAACGTATTTAATTTCCCGTTATCGTTCGTTAATGATAGCAACGGTAGCAGCGCGTCTACCAATGAGCAAGATCAATTACGTTTCGTTACTGGTACGTTACTTCCTATAATCAAACAATATGAAGCTCAATTTAACAGAAAGCTTCTTAGTGAAAAAGAACGCACAGAAGGATTGTACTGGCACTTCAATGTCAATTCACTTCTACGTGCGGACGCAGCAACGCGTGGATTATTCTATACGCAAATGCGTCGAAACAGTGGTATCAGTGCTAATGAAATACGAGAACTCGAAGATATGCCACGAAGTAAACAAAATGGTGCAGATGACTTGGATATTTCCGGTGACTTGTACCCACTAGATTTGCCAGTAGCAGAACGTAAAGCTGGAAGTACGGTAGGACGACCATCGTCTGATCCGAATTCTGGTAACGACGAGGAAGGAGGTAAAACAGATGACGAAAAAATCACAGACCAAGTATTGGAACATGTCGGCAAAAAATAATGTCGGAACGATTTACATTTACGGAGACATCGTGGGCGATAAGTGGTTCGATGAAGAAACCAGCGCAAACAGCTTCAAAGATGAACTGAACGAATTAGGCGACGTTTCAACAATTGATTTACATATCAACTCTGGTGGTGGCTCTGTATTTGAAGGATTCGCCATTTACAACATGCTAAAGCAACATAAAGCTAAAGTTGATGTTCAAGTAGATGGGATCGCCGGTTCAATCGCCAGCGTTATCGCCATGGCCGGTGATACAATTTCAATGCCAAAAAATTCTTACTTGATGATTCACAACGCAAGCGGAATGGCTTTTGGAACTGCTGACGAAATGAAGAAACAAGCAGAAATTCTTGAAGGTTTGAGCGGAACGATTGCACAAGTTTATGTAGACCGTTCTAACGAAACTATCGATATTGACAAAGTCAAAGAGCTTATGAGTGCTGAAACGTGGTTGACCGCAGCAGAAGCACAAGATTTAGGACTTGTTGATGAAATTGTTGATGACCTACAAGCAGTAGCGAAGATTGACGCAACATTCTTGGACAAGGCTCCGGAACGAGTTAAAGAATTGATTAGTAACAACACGGAAACCACGGAAGCCATTGATGAAGCCAACATCGAAAAAGAACGCGAGTACGCACAAATGACAGCGCAACGCGCTAACAATATATTAGAGGAGATCTATTAATTATGGCTATGAATTTATACCAAAAGAAAGCGCAACGTGTTGAGTTGGCCAACCAAGCTAAAGACTTGTCTGACCGTTACCAAGACATGCTTGCTGACACAACTTCAACTGTTGAAACTCGTAAGGTTGTTAAAGACCAAATCGCTGACATCAACGATCGTTTGGACGCCGTAAACGGCGAAATCAAGCGTGAAGAAGCCGAAATCGCTGACCGTTTTAATAAGGGCGGCAAAGGTTCAGAAGTCTTGACACCACAAAACAAGGCTATCGAAAACTACGCTAACATGATCCGTGACGTATATAAGAATGGTAAGAGTGTTGGTATCGATACATTCAAGAACGAAACATCTGTTGGTGGTACTGGAGAAGCTTCTGGGACAGCATTCTTGCCAATTACGGTATCGAACGAATTGATTTCAGAACCAGAAACTCCAAATCCATTGCGTAATGACGCTACGTACTCAACATTAGTTAACCTACGTATTCCTCGTGCCGAAGTTGAATTTGGTGACGCGTTCAATACTATCTTAGATGGTGAAGAAGCCAAAGAAGCTACATTGAAGGGTGATCAAATCACATTCGGCCGCTTCGAATCTAAGGTGCGTATCGGATTGACTGATACATTGCTTGCTGGATCAAACTTGGGATTGGTTCAATTCGCACAATCACAACTTGAAAATGCGGCTTCTGAATTAGAATTGGCTCGTGCATTTGCTCAAACACCAGCAACTGGTGAGGAACACATGTCATTGTATTCAGATACAAACGCAATCAAAAAGGTTGGGGGAGCAACTTTGTTCGACGCTATCAACATGTCACTTGCTGACTTGAAGGACGCCGCTCGTAACGTTGCTAAGATTTATATGACACCTACTGACTTTGCTTCTATCAAGAAGGAATTGGCCAACGGTGCAGCAACATTATGGGGTGCTACTCCACAAGAAATCTTCGGTGTACCAGTTCAATTGACATCTTATGCCAAGACACCAGTTATCGGTAACTTCTCTAAGTACCAAGGTAACTATGATCCACAAGGTTCATTGATTGAGCAATACCGTAAGCCTGAAACAGGTGTTACTTATGCACAAATCACATTGTGGTATGACGCCCAATTGAAGCGCACTTCTGCATTACGTTTGGCAGTTGTAAACCCGTAACACCGGCTCCTACGCCTAAACCAGTCACTGGCGTAGCCACAAACCCAGAATCAGTTTCTGGTAAGGTCGGTGATACAGTTAAGTTGAATACCATCATTACGCCTAGCGACGCTAACGACAAAGCGTTGACTATCTCGTTCGATGATACTGCTGTGGCTTCTGCTACAACTACTTCTAACTTAACTGACGGTTCATTCAACGTTAAGTTGAACGCCGCTGGTACTACCGTAGCTCACATTAAGTCAGCTAACGGCGTAACAGTAGATGTAACAATCACTGTAACAGAAGCGTAGTAGCCGGTAATATTAAAATCGCCTTATAAATGAACAGTATGTGTAAAAACAGGCGGGTAGTTCAGATTCGTGCAGAAGCCGCAGCCTTCACCAACGGTGCTAGGTAAGACCGCTTTTGGGCGAATCATTAGGTTAAATAAGGTGTGCTAATTATGAATGAAGAAACAATTGCAAGCATAATGAAGTACGTCAAGCAGTCGCTACGATTGTCATTTGATGACGTCGACGAGGACGCGTACATCAAAATGATTGTTAAATCTTCTGGAGATCACGTTGTTGGTGCAGTCGGCGGTGAAGCTACTGACGACTTCTATAATGAAAACAACAACGAGTTCATCTTGGCCACTTCATTATTGGCGCATAGCCATTATTTAAATCGCGGAGCAAATTCGGACGTCAACCTCGAAGAAACCAGCTTCGGTTACCAACAATATGTACTATCCTTAAAGGCTAGTTATCTTGTATGGAGGTCGAAGAATGGCTAGATTAAGAAAGTTCGTCCAACAAGCTCGTTATGACGTACAGGCTTCGATCGGTAAAATGAAGTCAGTGGAAGACCCAACAGACGGCATTTCCAGAAAACATTTTGTGAGTTCATTTAAAATCTGGTTGGCTCGTTACGATATTGACAGCATTGAACAAATGCTTAATACCGGACCAAATCAACAAGATAATCAAATATTCGCCACCAAAGAACTTGGTAAGATTAAGC